GCGATAGTTCCCCGGTATCTTGGTACTTTGCCGAACGAATCAGATGGCAAAATAGGTGCCAAGGGCCTATGTCCCAATATAGGGGATTGTCTTCGGCTTTCCGCCAATCCTTCACCCATCCGCGATTCATGGTGTGCTTCCGTTCTGTGTGGCTGCCCATGCTTCTTCCATGAACTTGGCGTGTTCTATTGCTTCTGCCACAGCGTCCACTGCTGTTTGCACATTCTCCCTAGTCAGCAACCCGTTCTTTATCAAGGCTCGTTCGTGGTACTCCGCCAGTTGTCGCATCTTCTTCGGGGAGTCGTCCAGTAATCCGCCGGACTGGTTGCACCCGCTACACAATACGCCTCGGTATAGATTGCTATCGTGGCAGTGATCTATGTGAGCACAGTTGACGCCATTCCCTTGATAGTGCTTTACGTGCCTACCACAGCTTTCGCAGATGTCGATCTGCTCCAGTTCTATGATATGCTCGATGGTGGTATCGTATGTCCGGGCTCGATCCCGCCTTGCTATATTCACCCTGTTCTTTTCGCGGTACTCCTTCTGGTACGCTGCGATCCTCTCTTTGTTTTCCGCTTGGTACGCCTTCGCCGCTGCTGCCTTCTTCTCTTTGTTTTCCGCGTTGTACTCCTTCTGGTACGCTGCGATCCTCTCTTTGTTTTCCGCTCGGTACGCCTTCGCCGCTGCGTTTACCTTCTCTTTGTTTTCCGCTCGGTACTTCCTTGCTTCTGCTGCCAAGCACGCTTTACACATAGACTTCATCCCGCATTTTCTATGGGCATTCACGCCAAACTCGCAAGCGTCCTTTACCTCACCGCACCCGCTGCACTTCTTCGTTTTTCTCTCCCCTACCGCATCCAATATCCCTTGCCACATCACCGCCTCCATTCGCTCTAGAGAAAAAACAGCACACCCCCAGGCCGTCTCGGGAATAGGGGTGTGCTTATCGCCGCTACAAGCGACTAGAAGGGTATGGAGTCGTCATCTTCGACGGCGGGAACGGTTTCACGCTTGGCGGGCTTCGCGGCGTTCTTCGGCTTCTTTTTGAACTTGCTGCCGAATAGGGCGTCGAGCTTCTTCATCTTGCTCGTTTCGAGCGGTTCGACGGGCTTGCGTTCACGCTTCGTTGACACATCCCACTTCTCGTGCTGCTTGCCGTCGTATGAATCGTGCTTGCAGTACACATCCAACTCGACGCCCACGAAGTCGTGAAAGCCTTCGCTGTTGGGATCGAGGTCTTTGAACCCCTCGCCAGCGAATCCGATCGCTTCCAGCTTCTCAACCGTGTAGTCGATCGTTTTAGCCGTAATCGTCCAGCGGATCGTACGTGAGTACGAATCGACAGGAAGATCCTTCATCTCGCCATCTTCGAGCATCGCCACCGGGCGAACTTCCAGATAGAACACGGCGTTGTCGTTTTTGCTGGTCGTGAAACCCTGCTCGATTACAACCGCTTTGTAGTTCGTTGCTTCATAAAAGATACTCATCGTGACTTCCTCGCTTCTTTAAGTGCGTTGACAAAATTACCCCAGGCCGCTTCCCCGCCGTTGCCCATATCAATCTCCTCGGGCAGTCCGTGACGGTTCTTCGCATCGTATGCCGCCGTTCGGCATGTGTACATCGTTCTTTCGCGTCCACCGGCCCCTTTTGGGCGAGATCCGCTATCATCTATGACTGTGTAGTAATTCGCAAAGAGCACAATATCCGCCCATTTGTGAGTCAGGCTCCACGTCTTATGGTGTAGATCCGGCGTGAAACGATCATAATCGTCTCCCTCTGGATTCTTATAGGGCGTTACTTTCGTGTGCCCCAAACAGACAATCGACATTTTCCGCACTTGGCGAATCTCATCGAGCTTGCCTAAGAACATCCGCCATTCTGCGAGGCTCGTGTCAAATCCTTGGGCATAGTTGCCGAAGCCTTTCTTACCCCAAACGCCTCCGTACTGCGTCTTACACACGAACTCGTGACACAATCGCTCGAATCCGTTGAGTGTGTCGAGTGCGAGCGTCTTAAAGTCGTGCTTCTCGTTGAGCACAAAGTCCAAAGCCGCGAGCACATCAGCCCAGTCCATGATTTCGGGAAGGTGCGGCACGTCCCCGAGTTGCTTTGCGTCGATCAGAGTTTCTAGCCCTGTTTCTCCGCGTGCCATCATGAATAACGGCTTCGGCGTACGTGCTGCGAAGCTCGTCTTGCCGATCCCTTCGACTCCGTGAAGTACGACACGCGACGGGAGGTTATCCCCCTTCGTCTTTATGTCATCCATCGAGAACTTGGTCCCGCCGGACGGCACCGATTGCCGTGTGGCTGTTGCCATGTTACACATCCTTTCTAAAGGTTAAAAGCCATGCCTCTAATGCGGCATGAAAGATACTACCAAAATACAAAGCCTCGCGTTCTTCCTGTTCTGCTTTTTGTATGCCCATTTCATATCGATAGAAGTATTTACGGCGACACGTCTGAAAGCAACGGATACGCGAATGAGAAAGTGTATTCTTACTGCTTACTTTCGATTCCCAATTATCGCTGTCTGTATCATCATGCCCGCTACACAACGACAGGTACTCACACGGGGCACCGTACAGAGAACACGCCCCAGAGTTGCGATACCATCGCTCGTTGTTGCGTGCCGCGAGAATGTCCTGCCCTACGTCCCAAAGCTCGTTCGCCCATTCGAGAATGTCGCTGTCTAGGCGTGGGATTATTCGGCGTTGGAAGTAGACGGCAGGACGATCTAGTGTGTCTGCCGTTAGTCGCATCTCGTACAAGTCGGGCGTTTCGGTTGTCCTCGATTCGTCTACTGGCACATCGAAGCCGCAATATGTACCGAACCGTACAATCTCCTGCTGTGTGCCCCACGCGGCAAGCCTATCGGCCTTCGGCGAGCCCTTCGGTATACTCTTAGGCCGAATCGTAGGCTTCTTAATCACATCGTATATCGTCCCGTCGATCTTCTCTCCGCTCTGCCAGTTCGCAAGGGCATACATGCTTACCTGCTGATCTATCGTGCGTGTACGCCAATATACGGCGTTTGGGTCGGCGATCTGTTCCGATGTCGTCTTGTGCTCTAGCAGGAAGCGTCTACCGGCATGTGACACGATGCCGTCATAGCAGCCTAGCTGCGTAAACGTGCGTGAAGAACACCCCGTTGCAGGATTCACTACAGGAAGGCGAAACCACTCTTCCGCCGATTCGCACGTTAGCCCTGCGTCCTTGTATCGTGCGTCGTAGCCTGTAATCAATGCTCGACACTTCGCCCGCGTCACTGCGTCGGGATTCGCCTTGTCGATAGCGTCATACGCATTTTGTACTGCGTTCATTTTCCACCCGCTCTTTCTTTTTGGTTAAGTATGCCCCATACGCATCACTTCTCGGCTGCGTTAGCCCCAGCCCCTTGCACCACCAGTCGTTACGCAAGAGAACTTTACACAATCGTCGCCACGAGGGAACCCACTTTTTGTTCTCTAGATCCTTCGGTGCCTCATCCGGTATGCCTGTTCGGTAGCCTCGCTTCGCCCACCTCTCCATCCAGTCTGTGAACTTCGGAATGTAATGCTCTCGCGTCTGCACCGGCATTGTGCTTAGTAGCAGGTTGCAAAACGACTTCCACGTGTGCCCCTCTGGCTTGGTGATTTTATTGTAGCCAGTTACGTTGCCGGTTTCTTCAATATACAACGCCCCAGAATTAACGCCATTCACCCTAGCGACTACCTTGTACCATGTCTCGGGTTCCAATATGTGATACAACCACAGCCCACGCCGCTGATCGTCGCCATACGGCTGACACAATCGTTGTTGGTGGATAGATAACCCGGCTTTGTGCATTAAATCGTAGACTGTATTGTGCGGTAGATCGGGGTAGGCTGCATGAAACCGCCATATATCTTGCGTCTTCCAATCGTAGAGGGGATAGATATTATAGAGGTTATCCGTAACCTTTGTCGTAAACCGATTCCCTCCATGCGTTTCTTTCTTATTTGATGCAATTGTACGGAACCGATTGAGCGATTCGTCGGCACGTATACCCACCAATCCTGCGGTACTCTCTCCCTTTCCGTACCAGACGCCAAATAGAACCATAAACTCCTCAAACTCCATTCCAGGTTCAAAGAAGTCGTAGAACTCAGGATCGGTAATCCCTTCATCCGGTTGCTCCCTCACCCACACGTCTTTTGCTTTTGGATCCCAACAGCACCAACGAGGCTCAAAGTTGCTCACCGCATTCCGAAGCGACATAGGGAGACACACCCAATGCAGTTCGATGTTGCTGGCGTACATCTCAACCATGTCGTGAACGTGCTCAATGGTGTTTCGGTATTGAGCCTCCAAGTCGATGACGAGAATACCCACCTTTCGTCCCCGTCGTACGGCTTCCGCCATAGCAAGGTGTGTCATAACGCTGGAATCCTTGCCGCCGGAGAATGACACATAGACTCGATCAAAATGATCGAAAGCGTACGCTACCCGCTCCCTAGCTGCCGTCAGCACATCCTTGTCTGTGTATTGTTTAACGCCCATCAGTAAAGATTCGCCTCCGTCTTGGATTTCACCGTATCGGAGTCCAGTGCGTCTCTGTCGTTGGCCTCAAGCCACTTGTTCAGGTATTTCAACGCGACAGCATCGGCAGTCTCTTGCTGCTCTGGCGACAGGCGATTGTACCCACCTCGGAAGCATGCCGGGATATTCAGTTCATACGCCAATGCTGCCTGTCCGAGCCAAGCGATGCGGTTCATGCTGCTGTTTGACAGGTAGTGCTCGCACGAATAAACCCACTCGACTATGACTTTCTCTAGCACCTCAGCGAATAGCGTTGGGTTTGACAGCAATTCAGCATACGCATCTTCGGCATCCCCTTTATCCATTCCCTTGGGTGCCGTCGTTCCGTAGAAGTTTGCCTTGTGACATTCCCATTTATCCCATGTATGGAAGATCCGGTTACTGTCTTCATCCTCGTCTTGATCCAGATCGCTAACCAGTTCGCCATCAACACCATCGTCGTCAAAGATTCCTATGTCCCATGACTTCGAGAAGTCTTCATCCTTGAAGATGTCAGTCAATCCCGACACTTGACACAACCGAAGGATCTCGTCTTGATCCATCCCCAATTCCTTGGCGATCTTCTTATCAGTCCAGTTTCGCCGCTTTAGTTCGACTACAATATCAGACATTGAATCGACTTTGTGTTTCCCTCTCGCCCGGTTGTGCCGAATCGTAGAGGCTACCCTGTCGTTCTTATCTGTATTGCTATCTTGGACAGTCACAACGGGAAGGTAGCCGTGTACTCGCTCGTTTACGTCCTTGCACTCTCGACATACGCGAGAGCGGTGGAAGCCGTCGATTACCTCTCTAGCCTTATCAGACACCCATGTCACAACCGGCTGTGTGTACCCGTCGTGATTTATCGAGTGCCGCAGCAGTTCCATTTCAGGCGGTGCCACAGAATTAGGGTTGTAGTCATTCGCCACAACGCCTTCAACGCTCACCCACTGGATTAGATCAACCGGCTCTGTCTTGAATGGGCTATGTTCGTGAAGAACTCGACGCAGGTGATTCAGGAACTCCACCTTGTCAGCAAGTTCCATTTCGTCTAATGCCCGCAACTCCTTCTCCATTACCCCCGTTACTTCCTTG